ACTTCATCCTTTGGAAGGATGTCAATTCTATCCATTCGTAAATCTTAACCAATCAATTGCATTTTTAATTTGGAATCCACGGTTGTTAATACTCTTGAGAATTGCTTCAAGGTAATTGACTTTCTCTTGTTGGAGTGCTAACTTGAGGTTCAGTTCGATAAAGTCATCATCAGACTCAATATATGTATCTACTTCGTTCTTGAGGATTTTCTTGTAGAACTGATCGCGTCCCAACTCTTCTAACTCATCTTGGTCTAACTCACCAAGGTAATATTCAGTAAGGAGTCTTTTTCGCTTACTGCGTTGTGCGAACATTCGCTTTAACTGCGCGTTTTCTCCCATATAGATTTTGAGATATTTGTTATGAATGACAGGAATCTTTGTAGACTCCTCGCCCAACTCAGTCTCATCCATACGGCAGTCTTTGTCCCATTCGGACACAATGTCTTCAATCTTCATGATAAATCCACAGGTAAAATAATATAAAGTATAACAGACTATACGATGGTTGTCAATTCATACTTACGGTATGCAAAGTTGACATCTGCTTGCAGATACTCAACATCGGTTTGATCTACACTGAATGATAAAGAAGTCAATGATACAGGGTACATGTCGATGAACTGCACCTCAATATTTGGTTGAAAGTTAGATGTTGTGATGATCAGCGAACCGTCTGAATACACATCACCTTGAGGTAGCAGTCCATTGCCACTACGGAGTGCGGCAGACTGTGAGAAGTTATCTGGGTAACCAAGACCAATCAACCAATCATAGATCTCGCGAAAGTTCTTCATGTCCTCATCGACACGAAAGCGTAGGTTCAGCGCACCGAACACCAACTTATCACCCGGCACTGGTAGTTTGATGAATGTGTTATCCACCGTATCCACTTGTCCCAATGTGATATCTGGCAGTTCAGCAGACGTACAGAAATAATTAACATGGGGAAGTCGCTTGATCGCAAACTTGAACCCAATCGGGGATAGGAAACTTTTGTTTTCTGGTTGTGAACCTTGTAGTGCCATAGTCAATCCTCACTGTTATGCTACTATTTAGGCATAAAAAAAGAGGAGGTCTTGCGACCTCCTCCTAAAACGCTGACTCAGAGTCAGTCTTTTTATTTTACATCAAGTTAGCAACCTTGACGAGGCGGTAGTAGATGTTACCATCGCCAGTACCCAAACGAGCAGCAATACCGTTGCCATCGTTAGTTGCGAAAGGATTAGCGACCATGCCGTAGCGAGTCTTGAATCCGATCTTAGGTTGGAAGGTGTTCTCACCAACCGCACGAACCATCTGGAGTGGTACATATGGGCAGTAGAAAAGACCTGCGTCAAAGGCATTAGAACCTTTGTAACCGATTGTGTAGTAGTTGTTAGTTGCATCTGAGAAGTATGGATCAACATACACACGGATACGACCGTTCAAGACACCTGCGAATGTGTTGCCAGTGTCATCTACTTGCAAGTTGTTAGAAAGAGCAGGAGCATAGTCAAGAACACCTGCCATCTGAAGTGCTGAAGCAACATCAGAAGAAGTGATCAGGACGTTACCCTTACCGCGACGAGTTGCTTTCGCAATTTCGTTAGCGTCACGCTCGATCTGGAACATCAGACCCTTGAACTTCTCAACAGACCAACGACCGTTAGAATCTGTATCCAAGTCGAAAGTACCAGAAGTTGTTACATTCTTAGTAGCACCAGCAACTGCTGAGTAGTTGATAGTACGAACAACTTCACGGTTGATTTCTGCCAAGATTTCAGCAGACAAGATGTTGCTGAGTTCTTGCTCTGCGTCAAGACCATGAATCGCTTTCAAGTCTTGAGCAAGTTCCATTGTGTACTCTGCCTTCAAAGCACGAGTTACCGCAGTTACCGCGACCTTCTCGATTGAGAATGCCATTTCAGCAAACTGAGGACCACCTGCTGAACCTAACTGTTCTGCTTGTGAAGTAGAAAGACCAGAGTGAACATTGTATGAACCGCCAGAACCGATTTCGCCAGTACCACGATCATTAGGATCAGTACCGATCTGGTTGTTAGACAGTGTAGCGTTTGCTGCGAATGTGTTACCTGAGAATGATGCATCTGCTTCGTTGAAGAGTGCTTCAGTTCCAGTTTGGTTAGTGTAACGCGAACGCATTGCAAAGATCAGTCCAGTAGGACCAGTCATTGGTTGAACACCACAGATATCGTATGCAATGAGGTTAGGCATTGAACGACGAACGAGTGAGATCAATACTGGATCGAAAGTATCGATAGAACCATCGCTTGCTGTAGATGAAGAAGCACCCATTTGGTTAGTTGGTGCTTCACCTAACAGTGATACACCGTGTGCGCCACCTTGTTGGTATGCTTGCTCGCGAGCAGATACCATTTGGTTTTCCAGAAGTTGAGCAGTTACATTACGCTTGTGTGAATCCTTGATAGGTTCCAAGTCAGCATGCTCAAGAACTGGTTGCCACTTTTGAATAAGAGCATCAGTTGCCATTGTTATTTCTCCTTAGAGGTTTTTATTTACCTAGTTGTATTTATAAATTGTTACTTTTTGATCGAACGAGTGATAGCATCCATGTATGCCTTCATCTCTGGTGCGACCTGAGTTTCGGTTTCTTCTTCCAGTTCAACTGGTTCTGAGTCGAATGAAGTATCTTCAGAAATAACTTCTTCTTGTGGGAAGTAGTTCTCTTTGATAGTCTCCAACTTCTTCGCATAGTCTTCGGCAGACTCAAACTCAACGCCTTCAGCGAGAGACTTCATCTTGACTACTTGTGATTCAGTCAGACCTTCAGTTACATCGCGCAGAACAACTGATTTCTTTGCTTCAGCAAGTTCCTTACGAGTAGCGATGTTCTTTTCAACTTCTTCGTTTACTGACTCTTCCAACTCAGCAACTTTTGCCGCGAGTTCGTCAACAAGGTCAACCTTGTCTTCTGGAATGTCAATGTACGACTCAGCAAACAAGTTACGCAGACCAACCATAAAGTTCTCTACGATTTCAGACTTGATGCCTTGTTCAACTGCAAGTTGGTTTTCTTCCATCCACTGCTCAACCACATATTCCATGTAGTCGTCTAAGCGAGATGTCATAGACTCAACGATTTCTGCTTTCTCTGCTTCCAGTTCTGCTTCAAGATCAATGGTAACTGTTTCCAGAATTTCGTTGACCTTTGACACAACTGCTGCTTCAAAGATAGTAGTTGCTTTAGAAGTGAAGTCTTCACTCAGGTCTTCACCTGCGAACATTGCTTCAACATCTTCTGCGACATTTACATCTTCAGCAGAGACTTTCTTAATTTCTTTGATAGAAGTTACTGAGGAATTTTCTTCCACAGACTCTGACCTCATTCCACCACACATTGCTTCGTATGCCGCTTTCAGTTCATCTTTTTTCAAGTTTTGCATATGCGCCATCGCTGCTTGTAACATAGCAACCTTAGTCTTTGGCACTTCTGATGATGAACGTTTCGGTGCTGATTTCTTTTCTTTATCAGCATCTTTTCCTTCAGCACCGGGTGCATCTACCTCTTTTGTTGTTGGATCAGGCACTTCGGATGGATCTCCTAGAGATGCTTTCACCTCTACGATTTGTCCTTCTTCCTGTTCCAACATTTCCATTTCTTGATCGGACATGTTGTTATCTCCTTTACGGTTTAGCCATTTATAATGTATTTATAAAACTTAAAGTTTCGATAGAAAATTCTTAAAAATCCGCAACTTCGTTTCTTCTAAATCACGAGAAGATGCCTTAACGACTTCTTCTTTGTAATCTGCGATAGATGCTTCTTTGATGAGACCATTGTCCCAAATCCACTCCTTACCTTCCATAATACCATTGACAAATGCATCTGGTGCTGATGGGTCAGCAACAATGTCACCTGCTGTTGCAAGATAGAAATCCCCTTGAACCTCATTCACACCTTGACGATTTGGTTTCAAAGAACCCATGCCACGAGAAGACACTGCTAACTGTCCTCCATCGTCCATGATGCCCTTAACAATCGCACCCATTGGTGTTTCTGCTAAAATCTTTGCACGACCTCTAAAGTTTGCTCCGTCACGTTTCAAATCAGTAATTAAATGAGATACTCGTTCAAGATTAATAGTCGGTCCACTTGGATGACCTAGTTCTCCATATGCACGATTTTTTTCAACATACTCTTTGTTATATCGTTTTACTTCTTTATCTAGCACTTCGGCAGGATACATACGACCATTACGGTTCTTGATATCGCCTTGCATGAAGATACCTTCGATGAAGTAGTTCTTTTTACCGTCTTCTTTTGCCTCAGAGATATACTGAATATCTTCATTGAGTTCTGTGATCAGTTTCATTTTAGTATCCCGTAGAAGAAATATGAGTACCGAATAAGGTAGTTGCTCCACGCAATCCTTGCCCGATTTCTAAATGAATTACTTGTCCACCACCTGCGGGAATATAAACACTTCCTATATCACCATCGTCATCTGCATTTCGAACAGTAACTAACGATGCTGTTGATGTGTTAAAAACATACACTGATGTGGCATTTTTAAAATTAGTGGTTCCAGTTGCAAGTGCTGTTGCCGTACTTAATACTTTCATTACTTACCTCCGAACGCAACGTCCATTAATTTCATGAACACTTCTGGAGACTTTTCAATCTGGTCTTCCATCTTTGCTTTGTTCTTGTCGTTGATCTTCTTGTAAAGATTAAGCATTGCGTTGGCAGTTGTCATGTCTATTTTGAGAGTCTTTCCGTTTTCAAACTTAACAGAACTTGCTTGCTTCCTATCGACAATCTTTTTTAGACCGTCCATGACTTTGCCCTCAGTCAAATCGAGTGACTCCAAATCTTCTTTGATGGTGCCGTTGAATACATGATCTTGTCCGGGGGCTGCTAGGTAATCAGTCTTTTGCACCATGTGTTGGTTCGCAAAATCTTCTTCACCTTTTGATCTGGGTTTATACCCTTTAACTTCATCATCACCATCTTTTGGTGCGACAGCATCCGCGGCAGATGCTTCTGTTACGAATTTACTAAACTTCTGAATCGACATCGGTATCCCCTTGGATTTCTTCTTCTGTATCTGCAGACATGAAAGATGATGTTACTTGCATTTTTTTCAAACTAACAGCATCACGAACTTTGTCCATCAAAATATCACCGACCGCATTTTTAAATACTGATGCGTCTCCATCCATCGCAGCTCTTACTGCATCTTGTGTTGTATAATCACTCATGTCGTAATCTCCTAGTAACTATTTATAAAATATTTTAACTGAAGTCATCTTCACCTTCAGGAGAAGGTTCATTTGCAATTTGTTGCTCGATTTCTTCAATTTCTTCTTCGGTTTGCATAAGAATATTTTTACGGACCCACTCTTTAGAATAATAGTTTCCGACATATTCATCAAGTTCACGTAATGTGTTTAATCTTTCACGCATAATTTCTGCATTTTTAAGTTCTGTAAAATGGTTATCTTCAATAAAGTCATAGTAAATCTTACCCTTAATATCACTCCACTCTTGCTTAGTAATAATGC